AATGATGGAGAAAAAGTTAAAATTGCAAGGTCAGTAAACAGTTTAAAAACCACTACAGCTAATAAAGGGGATTCGTTTAAAAAGATAAAATTAATAGATGCAATGGATATGATTTATGACGATATAAAGAAAACAGCAGAGGATAATTATTTAGGTAAATATTCAAACAGCTATGACAATAAGTGTTTGCTTATTACTGCTATACAAGGATACTTTGATCAACTAGAATTAGATGGAATATTGGATAATGGTACAAATACTGTTGGGATAGATTTAGCAGCTCAAACAGCATACTTAAAGAGTATTGGTGTAGATGTTGACAATATGAATGAACAGGAAATTAAAGAAGCTAATACTAAGGACAAAGTATTCTTAACAGCTAACATAAGGATATTAGATGCAATCGAAGATATTACCTTGAATGTAATTTTATAGGAGGTGTAAGATATGGTACAAGCATATAGACCTGAACAAGTCATTAATGGCAGTTGGGGTAAATAGTTTGCTCCACTATAAAGTAATTTATAGTTAAAAAGTGGGTGAATTCAGGGAACACCTAAACTATAATGGTAATAATCACATATATATGGTATAATATATATGTGGGATAGCCCGACGGGGCGAAAGCAAAGGTACTCCAACCTTTGTTTCCCACTATAAATAAAATTGGAGAATATAACACGGTGGAGGGTGTTTTATTATGCCAAGGAAAAAGACTAATGAGGAATTTCTTAAAGAAGTAAACGACTTAGTAGGCAATGAATATAGTGTATTAAGTAAATATATCAATAGCAAAACTCATGTAGAAATAAAACACAATAAATGTGGACATGTATATAAGGTAACACCAACTAATTTTTTACATGGTAAAAGATGCCCAATTTGTATGAGGAAACAATCGGATAAAAACAGGAGAAAAACAAACAAGCAATTCTTGGATGAAATAAACGAATTAGTGGAAAAAGAATACGAGGTATTAGATAATTATGAAACAGCTATTAAAAAGGTTAGATTCAAGCATAATGAATGTGGGTGCGTATTCGAAATGTCCCCTAATGCTTTTTTAACTGGTGCAAGATGTCCTAAATGTGGATGGGATAATTTTATAAATAGCAACAAATTCACACAAGAAGAATTTGAAAAACATCTTAAAGAAAGAACAAACGGAGAATGCATAGTTTTAGATAAATATATAAATACTCAAACCCCAATTAGATTTAAACATCTAACTTGTGGAAATATTTTCAAAACTAAGCCAAGTCATGTACTCGCTGGGCATTATTGTAAAGAATGTGGAGATAAAAAAACTGGGGACAAACTAAGGAAAACCCATGAGCAGTACGTTAAAGAGGTATTTGACTTAGTGGGGGATGAGTATGAAGTGCTATCAGAATATAAACGTGATGATATTAAGATTAAAATGGTTCATAAAACTTGTGGAAGAACATTTTATAAAAGGGCAGGAAGTTTTTTACAAGGTATTAGGTGCCCACATTGTGCGGAATCCAAGGGAGAAAAGAAAGTATTTGATTTTCTTGTTAAACATGGTATTGAACACAAGAGAGAATACAGGGACAAAAGATGTAAAAATAAATACACGCTACCGTTTGATTTTGCAATATTCAATGAAGAAAAATTATTGTGTTTGATAGAATATGATGGAGAATTGCATTATAAAGAGGCTAGATGGAGTGGAGCAGAAGAAAAATTATTATCTATACAAAAAACCGATAAAATTAAAGATGAATTTTGCGCTAAACACGGTATACCTTTAATAAAAATTCCATATTGGGATTATGACAATATTGAAAAAATATTAGAAAATGAATTTAGAAATTTAAGCATCCTTTAAGGGTGCTTTTACTATGTGATTTTTACTATTATAGCATGGCAACCTTGAGCCAAGCTATACAGGAATGTATAGAAGGTGCAACGACTAACAGCACACCACTAGAACAGTGATGAAGCTGACACGAGCGCCCGCCACCCTTTAAAGGGTGAAGATATAGTCTGAACTATATAGAAATATATAGAAGTAGAGGATAAAGAGCCTTTACGATAACATATTGGAGCTATGGATAGATGGAGAGTATATGGCAGAAGTAACAGGATTTAAAGCAGAAGTTGATATAGAATACGCAGATGTAAACATGACAAGAAGATTGGCAAAGGCAAAAAAAATGGTTGGTTACGAAGGGAAAGGGGAAGTTAAATTAAATAAAGTAACTTCTAAAATGTCTAAGAAAGTAAGTGATAACTTAAAGCAAGGAAAACAAACAGTATGTACAATAATATCCAAATTAGATGATCCGGATTCAATTGGGGCAGAAAGAGCAGTAGTAAAAGACGCAACATTTGAGAAGCTTACTTTAGCAGATTGGGAAGCTAAAAAGAACGGAGAGGAAACTTTACCATTTAGCTTTACAGATTGGGACTTTCTAGATTTAATAGAGGGCTAGTATGGCCCTCTTAATCTAATAGGAGGAAACTATGAAAATAGAAGATACTCAACAAGGGCAAAGATTAAAACAAGCTACTGAAAGTTTAGTGAATCAAGGATTATTAGGAGGAGATATTATGAGTTTAACAGATAGATTATTACAATTAGATGTAAATAAAGTTACAGAGAAGCCAACAGAAGAATTTGAGATAAAAAGGTTGTCAGAGCTAGCAGGTGAAAAAATATTATTTAAATGTCAAGCATTAGATGGAGAAACTTATGCAGATATACAAAGAAAAGCGATAGATATATCTAAAAAAGGAAATATTAAAGATATGAAAATATTTGAAATGCAACTAATGACATGTGTAGAAGGCATAATTGAGCCTAATTTAAAGGATAAGAAATTATTAGAGCATTATGGGGTTCCTACTCCAAAGGAATTAGTAAAGAAAATGCTATTGCCTGGAGAAATAGCCGACCTTCATAATGTAATAAATGAATTAAGTGGATATGAAGCAGATGACGAAGAAGAAGATATAAAAAACTAATAGAGGAGGATCCGACCACGAATATTCTTTATTTGCTATTTAGATATAAGGGTTGGGAACCTTCTAAATATTATTGGATGCCAGCAGGGGAGCAGAAAATTATTAGAGCATTCATGGAAAAAGAAATTGAAGAAAGAAACAAAGAAATTGACAGTACAAACAACTCCCTTAATATGTTATAATAATGGTAAATAATAGAAGGGGGTTGTAGTATGGATAGGTTTTTTAAAAGTAAAGAGGAGAGAAAAGAGGAAAAAGCAGAGAAGGAACAAAAAAAACTAGATGAATTTATGAGTCAATTTAATTTAGAAAATCTTTCGCAAGAAGATAAGGAGTTTGCAAAACTAATTACTTATAATTTATGGGGAACTGGATTAATAAGATTTGGGGCAAAAGCAGAGGATAGTGCAAATATTGGACTACTAAGGGCATTGATAGAGCAAAATTGGTTAATAATTAAATTACTTAATGAGATTAACCAAAAGTTAGAAAAATAACCAAAGACACAGAAAAAAATAGCCTTTTAAAAGCAATATAACAAACAATAATACACGTACCAATACAATAGGTATATAAAAGGGCAAAAAGCCTGTATAGAGCCGATAAGCACTTACTAAATAGTAGGTGCTTTTATTATGCCTAAAAAGGCGGTGATAGGTGCAATGGCACATATTTTAGATGCAGTTATACAACTTAAGGATAATTTTTCCAGTACAATAAAAACAGTAGAAAAGAATGTAGGTAGTTTTTCAAGGACTACTAAGAAAATGGGTAGAGATATTCAAAGGGTAGGAAAGGATTTAGAAAGTCTCGGAAGTAACATGACTAAGAAAGTAACTCTACCCACTGTTGCATTAGGGACTGCAATGGTTAAATCAGCTTTAGATTTAGAAGATGGAGTAGCTAAGATAGGAACTATAGCAGATACTACTAAAATGAGTTTAGAAGATATAAGAAAAGGCTTATTGGATATATCTGATGTAACAGGAATAGCAGTAACAGATTTAGCAGAAGCAGAATACAACGCAATATCATCAGGTGTAGATACTGCCAAGTCCCTTGAATTTATAGAGACAGCATCTAAAGCTTCTAAGGCTGGATTTGCAGATATGGACACGACAATTGACGCACTTACAACAACTCTTAATGCTTATGGCCTAGGAACTGAAAAAGCTATGGATATATCTAATCAGATGTTAAAGGCGCAGGATTATGGTAAAACAACAGTGGCAGAAATGGGTGCATCTTTAGGTAATGTAATACCTATAGCAAGTCAATTAGGCGTATCAACAGAGGAATTATTTGCAAGTATGGCAATTCTAACTAAAAATGGTATCAAGACAAGTGAAGCGGTGACAGGACTTAAAGGAGCATACTCTAATATATTGAAACCTTCTAAACAAGCGAGTGATTTAGCTGAAAGTTTAGGACTTAATTTTAATGCAGCACATTTGCAATCAGTAGGATGGGCTAAATTTCTTGATGAAGTAAAAGAAAAAACTGGCGGAAATGCTGAACAGATGGCCCAGCTATTTGGATCCGTACAAGGATTAAACTCTGTAATGGTTTTAACTGGCAAAGGTAACAAAGACTTTAATAATGTATTAGGACAAATGGGAGATGTAGCAGGATTAACAGATGAAAAATTTGAACAGTTATTAACTCCAGCACAAAAATTGAAAATAGAATTTAATAAACTAAAAAATACAGGAATAGAATTTGGAGTTGAGCTTATGCCTTTAGTAACACAATTTACTGAAAAATTAGGTCAAGTAACTGAGAAGATCAAGAATTTAAGTCCAGAACAAAGACAAATGATAGTTAAATTTGCAGGAACGGCAGCTATAATGGGTCCAGTAATTGGAGTAATAGGCAAAATGACAACAGGAGTAGGAAAAATGGTAACTGAATTTGGATTCTTTGCAGGCAGAATTAAAAATCTAGGCCTTATAGGTGCAATATTTACTCCAGGGGTTAAAGTAGTATTGATTATAGGAGCAATAATAGGAGCAGTAATATTACTAATCAAAAATTTTGACAAAGTAAAAGCTAAAGCAAATGAAGTATTCCCTAATATGCAGCAAACTATATCTACATCAATAGAACATATTAAAAATATATTCTGGGGATTATCTA